GATTAACTTTTTTAATTTTTTGTCGGTCATATACTTTCTTAGACCTTACCACACGTTAATGATAGCGTCTATCGTTTAATTGTTTAGCAACTTTTTTGCAAGTTTTAATTGGGGCCTAAAGGCCCCAACATTAATTAATCTTCGTCTTCGTCTTCAGCTGGTTCTTCAGCCCAACCAATTGAAAGATCTTCTATCTCTTGGCCATCTTCATCTTTGACCACTAAATTTCCATCTTCAATTGCTTGTTTTAAAGCTTCATCAACCATTTCTTTTATTGATTTAGGCATATTGTTCTCCTTGGTTAGAAGAACATTATAAAGATTTAGTTCAATGTAATAAAGACTGTCACAAAAATTTAAAAAAGGGCCAGATCTCCCGGCCCTCTTTCGCTGTTAAGCTATTTACCATTCAAGAGTTTCTTTCCTTGATTAAGTAAGTTCTCTTTCATCTTACTATAAGATATGTTTTCTTTTTTTGCTATCTTCTTGATCTCTTCGTCAACTAACTTTGCAATCATATTACCTGGCCTTCTAAAACCATTCGAACCCATTGCTCTAATAATGGTATATGATTCGATATCAACTGCACAAGACTTCCATTTATTTATGTCCATAGTTCCTCCTTAAAAAAATGCTATGTAATACAAACCACCAAAAATAATTAATAAAATTTTTGCTGGAATTAAAAACATTAATGCACAAATAATTGTTTTAATAATCAGGTTGTTCATCTTCTAATCCTTTCAATTGATCATATACAAGTTCAGATGCAACCTTTTCATTAATTATATAAATAGGCATATCTTCAAACTTAAGTGAACATTGTTGTAATCTTTTCATACAATTTTGAAAATCGTCATCTGCATATTCTAATGGCTGCCCACTGACTGCATGCGCAGGTAACTGTTCTAAGATCTTGTCAACCTGTTGACACCAATTTTTAAAAGTTTCAGATTTATTTTTCATTAAGTATTCTTTCTAAATCTGCCATCGGATTACGTGATAAATCAACCACAGCTTTTTTCAATCTTTTATTTTGATCTGTAAGTTTATTTAAATTTGTTTGTAGGTCATCCATGTTTTTTAAAAGTCCTGCTAAAGTTTTTGCAAGATTATCTAATGCTACATCTAAATCTGTAGCTTCCATGTCTGATGTTAATTTCAATGGTTCTTTAGTCTCGCTTGATTCTGTACCATTGGTTGATGTTGTAACTATTGCCATGAGGCCTCCTCTTTGTTATGGTTATTAATGCTCCTAATATAATTATTTTAATGGGATATGCAAGGATATTATGACAAAATTTTTTACAGTGCTGTATTTATGTAGTGTTTTAAGCGGACAATGCCCATCATACCAATACACAGGGCATTCCTTTGATACTTTTTCAGAATGCACAGAATTTGGCTATCGTTTAGCTTATGACAAATACAGACAATTAGAGATTAATGAAGAGTACACAGATGAGTATATAGAAAATAGCAGAATTGTTGTAAAATTTGAATGTAAACCCATAAAAATAGAAAAAGAAGTAGTTCCGGCACCAAAACCAAAAGGTAAAGCTACATAGTTGCAATGTAGTCACATTTTGATATATAATAATACATGAAGCTATATCGCGTCCAAGCAAACTATAAAAATATATATATTAATGAGATGCTTGAGGCTGAGAACGATAAGGCCGCTCTTGAGTGTTTTATAAAAAAGGTTGACTCAGGAGTTGTAACAGAGATTGAAGGTGCTGGTTTCCATGATCCCAATATCTTAATCTTAACCTTTGAAGAGGTTGACCGAAATGCAACTACAAAAGTTAATATCGGAGAAACTTCAGTTGGAGTCCAAGTGGGCCAGCAAAGCGTTGGAACAGGGTAGAGTTACTCCAGATATGAAGTGGATTGATATCAAGATCAAAGATCTAAAAGTAAAGATTAATGATCAAAGTGTTGAAGACGCACAAAAAGGTCTTTTAGATATAGCCAGTTAAATCTGGTTAAAAAAATCAATTTTATTCCTAAGACTTCTGCGCTCTAAATTATTCTTAAAAGCATTCAGTGTCGCATCCAGAATGAAACCCCTGTGATTGTGAGTCGTCTATTATTCAATAAAATAAAAAAGTAAAAATTTGCTCGTGGTATAATAGTAAATAAAAAAAAATAAGGAGAGCAAAAATGTTTGAATGGAAACACCCTAACTATTACAAAGAGTTAAAAAAGTTAAGAGAAGAAACAGAAAAGGAATTAGAAAAAGAAGAGCAACAGGAAGAGGAGAAAAAAGAAGATTAAGTTTTTCTTTTATACAAAACATGTAACTTCTTGCCATCAAAGTAATATCCCTCAAGTTCTTTTTTATTCTTTGGCTTCACCCCAACTTTTACCGATTGCGACATCGACTTTGCTTGGGACTTTAAGTGTTTCGATTGCATTTTCCATTATCTCCTTTACTTCTGGTATATCATTTTCATTATTAAGTGAAAAACATAATTCATCATGAATTTGTAGTAAAGGTTTAAAACCTGCTTTGTAACAATCAATCATAGCCTGTTTTGTTTGATCAGCGGCTGACCCTTGAATTAATCTATTTAAAGCTTTGTAAGTGAAAGCTCTTCTAATATTATTGCCATAAATGGCCTTAGCCTCCTCATATTGCATCGCTTTGTTCATTCCGAAGGTAGAGGGCTCCCACATGTCAAATCGGCATTTACGACCCCTTATTGTTCGAATAAAGCCATACTTAGAAGCGGAGCTAGACACATCTGTAGCTAATTTTTTAACAAAAGGCACTCTTTCTCCGTATTGACGCAATAAATTCTCAGCTTTATCCTTAGTTATACCTAATTCCTTTGCTAATTTAGCCTTACCCATACCATAAAACAGCCCTAAATTAATTGTTTTGGCCTGAGTTCTAGTAATTCCTGCCATATCAGCCACAATTTGGTGAAAATCTGCTGATTCATTTTTATAGGCTTCAATAAACTCCGCTGCACCTTCAAACGTATTGTCTACAGATGCAGCGTAGTGAGCAACAAGCCTAGGCTCTTGTTGTGAGTAGTCGAAACTACCCCATTGCCTACCTTCTTCAGGTAGAAACAAACTTCTAATTTTATTCCCAAATTCTTTGTTACGAGCTGGTATCTGTTGCAGGTTAGGATTTGAATATGAAAGTCTTCCAGATACAGTTCCGCCTTGATCTGATCTTAGTTGATTTATTTCAGAATGTATTCTACCTTTATGAACATAACGTTGAATGGAGTCTATGAATGTTGAATGGAATTTATTTATTTCTCTTGCTTCTCTTATTAGTTGCGCTATCGGGTTATCACAATTTACTAACCAGTTTTGGGTAAAGCTAGGTTCATCACTTTTCGGTGTCCGTGGGTATTCAACACCTATTCGATCAAATACTTGAGCGACTGATCTTGCAGCCCATATATCTACATCAAGTGTGGTCTGAGATTTTATTTGATATAAAACCTCAGACTCTTTTTTTTTAAATTCTTTTTTTAACTTAGCAGCCTGAGCTTCGTCAACTCTAATTCCTGTCCTTCTTGTTTCAATTAAAATAGGTAATAGTTCCATCTCCATATCCCAAACATCATTTAAACTTTGTTTAGATATTTCAGTCTTAAATCTTTCCCATAATCTCAAAGTAAGTCCTGCATCTTGCTCAGCATAGAAACCTACGTAACCTGCAGGTAGTTTCCATAAATCAGCCTTTGGATCTATACCCCACTCTTTTGCTTTTTCATTTAAAAATGTTTCATTTTTTATTTCACCAAGATAATCCTTGGCACATGCATTTAAACTGAAACTAAATCTGTTTTCATTAATCAAAGCTGCAGCAATCATAGTATCTACAATTTTACCTTTAATCTCAAATCCATTCACCAATAACCAACCAACATCATAACTTGCGTTATGAAAGATTTTAGTTGCTGGTAATTTTAAAATGTTTTGCATCCAAGCAGTGGTGATGCCTATATCCATATTACCTCCTGCGTCATGTCCAATTGGAAAATACCATTGTTGACCAAGAGCAGCCACTGCAAATCCAACAATGTGACCATCAAATGTAGCCCAACCAGGTCCTTTTGTTTTAATGTTTGGATCTTTAGTTTCTAAATCAATTGCAATCTCTGTAGCTTTTGATAGATCAGGGTATTCTGCAGGAGCAATCCAATCGCTATCATTATAAATAAAATTCAATTGGTGAGTCATTGTATTCTTTTACTTAATCCTTTGTCTTCAATTGCCATTATTTTCCTGAAAGGAATTCCAAGCACTAGTAAGGCACAGTCTGCGCAAAAGACACAATATTCATAATATATTATTGCAACATCATTATTGCACTTTTCGCACTGCACTAATTTTTTCTTTTTTTTCATTTTTTATTTGTTTGTACCAACTTGTGTCCCGTCCGTTTTGTTTGCACCACTCATAATGAGCTTCCTTAATTGAAGTGAGTAATTGCATATTTGGCCAGGGTGCATTTTTATTTTCTTTTGTCATTTTTCATTCGTAAAATTTCTAAATCACAATAATGTTTTATTTTTTCAAGATCTTCAATTTTATTTTTATATAAATATCTGCACACATATTTAATTACATTACCTTGAAAAAAAGAGAGTTTATTTTTTGATATAAATTCATACGGCTGGATTTCAAAAAATTTGTAATGACTTCCTCCAACCTGCTTATCTTGTGGGAAAGCTTCTTCAAACATATCCTTATCACTCATTTTAAACTCCACATAGGCCCTCGCACTCTTGATTAAATAAATCTGGCCCGTCATCATTTTTAAATTTAACTTCGTCTAAAGGTACACAAGATCTGTGCACAAAGTTTTTTACTTTAGGATTATGCATTCGCATCTTTTTATCAAATTCTACAGCACTTGCAAATTCTTCTGGTCGGTTATTTCTCATATCAATCCAAAAATTATCATCGTGAAATGGACAACCAATACAAGCAGATTTGACAGGTATCTTAAAACCTTTTCCTTCATACCATTTTAAGCAATCTTGCCTAGACATTTTCTTTTCTATTAATGGCCATCTATTTTCCTGCCACCAAAATCTTGACGGTTTCATTCTCATTACTTCATCTGTAGAAATTCCGACCCAAACTTCTATGTGTTTGTCTTTTGGAAACCTTTGTCTTGGTTTTAATCCAAATATTTCTCTAATTTTTTTTGCAATCGGAGTAATTTTATATTCTCTAGTGCATTGTCTACGACCCATACCTTTCTTACCTTGTTCATTTAAAGTGTAAAATGGTGCAGAAGCAAATTGATTTCCGCCTGGAGACAAAGCTTTTATAATATCATCTTGAATATTGCCTTTTTTAACTATGTGTATTGGATAGCTAATTACATTTTTAAGATATTCTAAATGTTTTATTACTGGCTCAGGCTCCCAACCCGTATCTGCGAAGACAGCTGCATCAGGTTTAACACCAAATTCACCCGCATCAGCCATTAAGGCCATAGTGGAGCTTTGCACACCAGCTCCCAATGAAAGAATTCTTAAAGACGGATCCTGTTTCATAATTTAAATGCCTGCAGAACTTTTAATTTTTCTTCTGCGTTTGCAATCTTTTCTATTAATTTATCTGCTTCATCAACGTGTTGTGGATGTTCTCCTATAGCTACAGGTTTTTCTAAATAAATTTTCAATGTAGCCTCTGCTTCTGATATTTGAGCATTATACCTATCCTCTAATGCCTCTAATATTAATCGTCTAAACATAATTTGCCTCATATTGTTTGAAATATTTTCCTAATGGAAAGTTATATTGATGGTATGTTCCGAGTAAATGCAAAGTTTGTTTTGATCTTGTTGCTCCTGTGTACCATACCCTCAATTCTTTTATTTTATCTGCTAAATTTTTTTTATCGAAATGTGATGGAAAGTTACATTTACTTGCTAAAACAACATTGTCTGCTTCACCACCTTTGACTTGGTGTATTGTATCAATAATAATTTTAGGTGGTTGTGTTAAATCTACACCCTCACCCATAAGTTTTTGAAAGTATTGTTTATCCTTATCCTTAAATTTTCTTTTAAACACTTGATTCCATGGACCTTTTTCATCACGCATGCCGCATCTTAAATGTAATTCATCAAAAGTAAACACTTGATTCGGATGTGCAAAACTCCATTTTTTACTGTCCGTTGACCGGTAGCCGTGATCTATGTTTAATAAATATTCATACATGGTTGTAGCTTCCTCACGATTTATGCTGCCACCCTCACAAATTTTTTCCCAATATTGTATTGCATAAAATTGATTCGGGTCAAATGACTTATTATTTTTTTGATCCTGGTAATACAATCCTAAATTTTTTGCTTCTGTTTGTAGCTCTTTTTTTACATCATTAATTCGTGCAAGCACCATCCAGCTCCCATCTAAATTCCATGGTACTTTTTTGAGACCATTCCACCTGTACACTGCACCATCCTTATCGTTAGAATAAAATTCTTTTGGCACTCTGTTATCACCCATAGAATTTAATAAACATTTAGAAAAAAAATGTATATTTTTATTAAGTCTTACAGATTTTTTTAACACCAAAGATTTACCAGGAAACGTTTGAAACAAAGTAACGTCTGCACCATTCCATTCATAAATTGCTTGATCATCATCCCCTGCAATGTAAACTCGTTCAACACCTTCAGACATTTTGACAACCATGTCCCATTGTAGAGGTGTAAGATCTTGAGCCTCATCGACCATCAACACCTTAAAAGGTATAACAAGTCCATCAGTTATAAATTTATGAACCATATCAGTAAAGTCTAATCTATCCGGTGTCCGTTGTCCGTTTTCCAACTCCATTGTTTTAAACTGTTCATATCCTGCAATAATAGATTTAAATTGTTGTAATCTAACATTCTTTCTAGATTGTTGTTTGTATAACCACACAGGATCTACTTTCATGTTTCTTGCCCTATCATATATTTGTAAAGACCAATTGTTATAAACTTTTTGATCATCCCAAGTATCTTTGAATCCAACTTTTACAGTTCCATATTGAGTATGAAACATTAATAAATCTGCCTTTGGATCTAATACAGGTATTTCAGCAAACTGTTGTCTTGCTAAAGAATGCAAAGTTCTAAAATATTTAAAAGCATCTTCATCGTAACCTTTAAATTTTTGTCTAACCCTACTAACACATTCATTTACAGCTTTGTTTGTGAAGGATACATAGCATATCTCATCTGGAGAATAGCCTTTTTGCAAATAACGTTTAACACGTTTCAAAAGGTTTTCTGTTTTTCCTGTGCCTGGTGGTCCAAAGATCTTAATTGTCTTCCCACGCAGCCTTTGTTTTAGTAAATTTGACATCTTTATTTTTGTGTTCGTTTTGTTTTGGTAAAACTACTACCCAATGCCTAGACTGTATGCCTTTAAATTTGGCTTTAGGTTTTGCTCCACCTTGTTCTAAAAATCTTGTACATTCTTTTTCATTCCAATTGTAACTCATTTTTTTCATAAATGCTCTAAATGTCTCTAGCTTGAAACGCATCTCTGTTTCATCTTTCCATATGTTACCTGAATCAATTTGATCAAATTCTGTAGTATCTTCTACATCCTCTAAAAACCTAGACATTCTTGAATTAAATACATCGCTGCTTTCTTCTCCTGCATCAAACCCTTCCATGTCTTGTTTGTTTTGTATAAGTTCATCAAGCCAATCTCTGTAGGGATCTGGATCTCTTTTCGTTGGTTTTAAAGCACGCCATACAATATCGTAATTAAGTAATTGTTCTCCTAATAATTGTTGTTGATACAATTGTTTGGTTGATAATCTAATTGATTTACCTTGTATAGGAAGTATCCAATATGGTTCTGGATAGGAATTTACTTTAATAAGTTTACCCACCTCTGGTAATGCTTCGTTAGCACCAATCCCAAGTTTTCTTTTTATACATTCACTTGATACACAGTGCATTCTAGCAATCGATGTTTTACATTTGTAAGCATATTCTTTGTTCTCAACACCTTTGAAAATATTTTGTAATTCTTTTGGGTGTAGTTTTTCACTACAAACCTTACCCATCATATCTCTTGTCCACTCTTCATACATAACCGGATCTGGATTTATTTTTTTTGCTAATACAGCTACGTTAAACATTGCATCGTTTCTCCCTTCACCTTTTTGTACTTTGTTTTTCATAAAATTTACAACACATGGTGGATAATCTTTTGTTTCATCATCTTGAAATATTTTAATTTTTTTAAATTCTTCTGGACTAAGCCTAAACTTTAAAACAAACTTATATAAATCCTCTATTTTAATTGATTGACACTCATCATCCATTGCAACTCTAGTAGACATGTTTGCTTTTTGATATGGAAGGTTTACGAAGTTACCTTTTCTTTTTTCATCCCAGTTATCAGGAGTTAAGTCTACCTCATCTTGCGCTGGAAAAATATCTGTAGTCGTATCATTTATGCCAAGATCTGAGGCAATCTCAATTAACTTTTTTCTCATTGAAGATGCTGCAACAACACCTTTAATAAATAAAATTAAGTGGAGTCCGTTGGATTTTGATCTGAATGGGACGAGTGGGTATTTTCTTTTACGTATAACGGATATAACGTCTTGATGGCGTATATTATAACGATCAACATCGATGACCCCCCAACTGCATGTATTATCATCTCGAATGGGAACTGATCCATAGTAAGCTTCTCCTTTTAGGTGTTGAACCCAATGATCCTTTGTCATCGGTTTAGGTTCAACCCAATGTTTAAACTCAGCTTTACCCTTAGAATTTTTATTTCCTGTGGGAGCAGAACATCCAAAATATGTAGAAGAGCCCTGGAAGAGTTCTATAAACTCCTCCAGAGTCTTGTCAAGTAGATCCATGTTAGAATGGAGTTTTTTCTACCGATTCTTCTTTACCGTGATTAACTTTGACAGCACCTTTTTTACAAGTTCCGTAAAACTCAAAAGCTGCTTTAATTGTTTCTTCGCTCTCCACAGTGCCTATATGCTCAATCTCCCAACCATACCATGATCCAAGATTATTCTTTTCTAGAACTGTCTTCATCAGATAGTTTTGAGTGAATGGAGCAGGTTTGAAAAAACCTTTACCATCCTTCTTCTTTTGTCTTAAAGACATCATCATTGAATTCCACTTCTTAGATTTTTTTCTTTGAGTGGACTTCATAGTAATTAATGCTGTAGAAGTCTTATCTTCTTCTACAATCATTACATAGTGAGATGCTGTTTCTTCTATGTAGTTACCATTTTCAAGTCTGTCTTTACCATCATCACCTCTAGTGGTTTTACTCATGATATCAGAATCAGAAGGATATACATTTATAGGTGCAGAACTACCTTCTTGGCCTCTGTCTCTCCATTCAATGTATTCTAATTTATAATAACAAGGTATGACTCTTATACCTTTTGAACCATCATATAACTGATCAGTTACTGTATTATAAATCATTCCAGGTCTGGCCTCTTCTATAAAATTACTATCACCCATTGTTACTTGTGGTGAAAGTTGACCTAGAACTTTAAGAAATGGTAATGCTAGACTTTTTGAATCTACATTATCAAAACCCTCATCAGCAAATTGCTCAATATTAACATTTGCAATTGCACCTGCTTCTTTTTTAATCGCTACTTCGTTCGATTGTTCTTCTCTTATTTTCATATGTTACCTATTATTTGTTAGTTATTTTCGTTTTATTTGCGATGTATACACCGAACAAATCGAAAGGTAATTCTTTACCGCCTTCAACTTGTTCTCTAACAAAAGCCTTCAATGTCATAGGTTCTACTTTTTCTTTTTTGTTGTAAGCAAAACCATTGTCATCACAAACTTTTATTAGTTCCGAGACTTGATTGTCTTGGCCTCTTCCGAAAGATGCGGTTATGGTATTTTTTATTAAATCTTCATAACCTCTATTTCTTAACCATGAAAAGGCTTCGTCCACTCTTGATTCAGGAATTTTTGCTGCATAGAAAGGTTTGACTTCAACTGTCGAACCATCACTTAACTTCAACAAAGATACACCAGCTTCCTGCATCATCTCTGGAATTATTCTTTCTTCCATATCTCTAGCCTTATGTTTGAGTAATGAAAGTTTTTCTTCTTCTTGTTTGATTTGTAAATTTAAATCTTTAAGATTATTACATTTGTCAGAAATAGATTTAACACTATCTTGACTAATGTCTAACTTAGACATTTTTTCTATATCCATATTTTCCTCCTATGCGCTCTTAAATTATTTAATTGATCTTTGCAAATAAAAAATATAAAAAGTTTTTGATGTGGATATATCCGTATAAGACGATGCCTTACGAGCATCAAAGAAATGCATTAAAAGAATCAGCTGAAAAAAACAACTGGGCTTACTTTATGGAAATGGGCACAGGGAAAACAAAAGTTACAATAGATAATATAGCTTTCTTATATTTTCAAAGAAAAATACTTTCTGCATTAATAATAGCACCAAAATCCGTCTATACAAATTGGGAATCAGAGATAAAAACACATATGCCCGATCAAGTAAAATACAAAATTTTTAAATGGAATATAGATAAACCAAAAGATTATTACAACTTAAACGAATCACCTTACCTTAGAATCTTTCTAATCAACGTTGAAGCTTTATCCACAAAACGTGGATATGAAGGTTGTATTGATTATCTTAGAAAAAATAAATTAAATTTTGTAGCGCTGGATGAATCAACCACAATAAAAAACAGATCAGCAAAACGAACAAAAAACATTTTATCACTAGGAAAATTATGTCATATAAAGCGTATATTAACAGGATCCCCAATAACAAAATCTCCATTGGATCTATTTACACAATGTCAGTTCTTAAGTCCAGAATTATTAGGTTTCCATAGTTATTTGGCTTTCCGTAATAGATATGCTGAAATGACTGATATACCAGTTGGTTCTGGTAGATACATATCCGTTCCAAAATATTACAAAAGACTAGAAGAATTAGAAGAAAAAATGAAGCTTTTTGCAACTCGTATTAGAAAAGATCAATGTCTAGATTTAAAACCAAAGGTAAGGTCTAAGAGATATATTGAATTAGATGGCGAAGGTAAAAAAATTTATGAAAAACTTAGAACTAGTGCTCTAGCAATAGTTGAGGATAGCACAATATCTTTTTCGAATAAATTGACAGAAATAATAAAATTACATCAAGTTTGTAATGGTTTTACTAAAAATGATGATGGTAAAATACTCCAACTTCATAAATCAAAACTTAATGCATTAGAAGAAACTTTAGAAGAGACAGATGGTAAAGTAATTATTTGGGCTAATTATTTATACAACATTCATGAAATTAAAGATTTTTTAATTGCAAAATATGGAGAGGAATCTACAGTATTTATTTATGGGGAAGTTAGCGTTGAAGAT